TCTAAAATCTGTCAATATATAATGTTGCCTTCAACTCTATTTATACAAAAGTCAAAAAAATGGGCCTAAAAAATAGGCCCACTTATTGTCATAAAAGAATTTCCCATTATGGAATATGGGGTGTAAAGGGCAAATTCGAATCAGTAATTACTACCGGAGTCATAAAATTTGGCAACATTTATGAGGAATAGCATGAAACATGCTAAAGGGGTTGCCCTTTACAATACTATTTATGCTTTTTTGTGATTTTTTACAGATTATTTAGACTAATATACTGCCAATAACTGTGGCTAAAGTTGCAATTATTGTGCCCAAAATCCAGTAAATACGGGAATCCAGTCTGTCCAAACGCTCTGTAAAGAACTTTCTATTGTCCTTTACATCAGATTCCAGTCTGTGTATGCAATCGTGTATATGGGCTAAATGGTTTTCTTTTATAACCTTAATTTCTGCATGTAATTGCTCTGTTGTAATACGCTTAGCCATTTATAAACTCGTCAACTTGTTCTGTTGTTGTAATTTGGCCAAATTGTATTTTATCAGCACAATGTTTTCCTTTGATACCACAATCAGCATGATTATCTATCAAATATTCTAATAATTGTTCTTTATTCATCTGTATATCCTATTTTTTCTCTCAATGTATTTAACATTTCTCTGTCCTGCTGGATTAAAACCGGCACAGGAGTTGAATTTCCTTCTCCACTATCTGCGTCTGGATGTGACCAGAGCCACTCACACTCTGTTTGTGTTTTATTGAGTAACTCACACTGTGACTCTAGCCAATCTGCAGACATACTGGGAAAAGTGTAGACAAATGCTTCGTGGTTGGTTGAAGTAAATAACTTAGATAGTGTTTTATATCTTCTTTCAGCATCTGTCCACACTAAAATTTTATCCTGCATATATGCTCTCAGACTCCAAGGGCATACGCCCTTTATATGGTTAAAATACTTTAACCAATCAACCTCTTTTTGAGCCTTTTTTCTTTTTCTTTTTTCCGCCTCGTTGGCCTTTTCCCATTGGCATATCATTCTCCTATATTGTTCTTATTTCCCAAGCACCATCTACCCAGTATGCCATTTGTGTAAATTCATCAAATTCTGGTGGTGTTTGATCTGTTAATCCAAATATTTCAGTGTCATAATCATGTGGTGTTGCGGTGCATCCGCAATATCTACCTGTATCTATTCTATAAACACTTTGTATCATTATATTCTACCTGAATTCATATACGGTGTCATTGTTACATTAGCAAAATTATCTATGCTTGTGTTAGCACTTGTATCTAATTTTAAGGCTGTGCTACTACTACCATCACGCAATATTATAGTGTGTCCACTTGTTGCTGTTGCACTGATCATTTTGTTTCCAGTATCAGCATTTTCTGTTGTGATACTGGGACTCACGTCTGTGTTTGAAGTAAACACAATCTTTCTGGTTGCTGTTCCTTTTGATATTGTATAAACATTGCCGTCAGCACCCTGTTGACTACCATAAGATGTGCCACTTAGTGTAAATGTGCTGGCAGTGTTTGAATCAGGATCAAATATTCTATGTGGCACACTGCTTTCTCCTCCCACATATATTATTCTACCATATTTGTCACAACTTGCACCATAATGATTGTTTGTGACTGGCCAACTTTGTGAATATTGATTTGTAGTTGCTGTTCCTGCCACAGCATCAATGGCAACTATACCCTGATATCTTAACGGGCTTGGATATATTTTATCATCCTGAAAACTTCTAGTGCCTCCAAAAAATTCATTGGTGCCACTTCTTAATGTTAATCCAAAATCTGTTACTGTGACTGTTTCTGTAACAGGATCTATATCTAAGAAATCACCATATTGTTGAGGCATAGCAATTACATTGCCATTAGGTGCTAATACGCATCCTGTGAATTGAACACTACTTGTGAAAGGACCACTATCTCTGCCTGTAAGCCCGAATTTAGTTGCTGTTTGAGCAACAGGATCAACCTGCATTATATAATCATAATTAAACGGCACTGCTAAAATGTTTCCGCTTTCAGTTATACAACAACTATGAAAATATGCTTGTCCTGTGCTATTTAATAAACCTAAATCACCATATGTATATGTTGTGCTTGTTTCATTAACAGGATCTATTTCCAATAAACCTGTGCTGGCATTTCTGGGCATACAATATATATTACCATTTGGATGTGCTACACCGGCTCTGTATGATAATGAAGGGCTCATAGCACTTACTGTAAATGTTGTATCTGTTACAGTGCCACCAGTTAAACTTTCACTTATGGGTTCGTAATTAGCACGATCATATTCATACCAATTAATTGGCGCTGGAGGTGGAGCAGGAGCACCTGCTTCTGCTAATCCAAAAAATCCTACTCTTGCACTAAAGGGCATTATAACCTCTACTTATAATCATGTGTTAATGAAGCCAAATAATCGGTTCCATCATAAACAACACTTATAACATCAATGTTTCCTGCACCAGTTGATAATGTGCTGTTGCCTTGTAAATACTTAAATGAACTGCTTAATGTTCTACTACCTGTTCCGTCTTGTGTAATTTTTAGTGTATAACTGCTACCTGCTTGTGCGTTAGGTATTGTGTTTATTGTAACATTACCCACTGCTGTCATTGTGAATATACTACCGTTTACAGCATCTATATTAGCACTTACATTACCGCTTTGATTACCTAAAGCAACTACTGTTTCATTAAATTGTTTTAGTGCTACACCGTTAGGAGTAAATGTGAATTTAGTTATACCATCATCTTTAACATATAAATTATCAGTTGTTTGATCCATTTCAAAAGACCATTCTTGATCTGTAATTTGATATGCTGTTCCTGTGATATTACCTATACTTGTGATACCGCCTGAACCATCTACACTATCCACTGTGAATGTTAAATCGTTTGTGGTTGCTATACCTTTTAAATTGGCACCGCTTATAGTTATAGTATCACCTACAACATGTCCAGTTCCTGCATTAGGATTGTAAATTCCTCCGTATCCAAAAGGATTTGCTGTAAACCCTATAGCATTATATGAGCCATTATATCTGTTTACTTGGAATTTACTTCCTGTTCCGCTACCAGTAGTTGTATATGAGTCTACGAACACATTACCCTGTGCTGGTTTAGTTGCATAATTTATGTATCCACCAAGGTTAAGCAGAAATTTATAAAATGCTGGACTTGGAACTAAATCATTATATGTTAATGGTGTGGTTAATGCACTATCTGTGTATAATTCATAATATACATTATTAGCATTATCACCTGTAACAGGACCATCATCCAACCATTTTCTAACATAATATGTTTGTCCACTAGCATTCGCACCTTCTCCACTTATAGTGCCTCCCACTGTGACTGCTAATCCATCTGGCAAGTATTTGTCACCATTATATTCAGAACCTATACGGTCAATTGCTATTAATACACTTTGAGCATTGCCCATTTCATAACCAAAGGATCCTGGAGTAAACCCACTAAAACCTATAGTCCAAAGATTTCTATTACTCCAACTGTTAATTTTAATACTTACATTATTAGTGCTGGATACATTACTTTTATCAAATATTAATTTTGCTTCTGTGTCTGCAAAAGAAATATAATTTGTATCACCACCATTACCTATAACAGTGTCACCTCTGTTGCGTAATTGATCTGAATTTATATCTACTACACCAGGGCCTATTTTGAATGATCCTTTACTTGTGTAATAAGCACGGTTATCAACAAAAAGGTTATCCTGACTGGTTTGTGTGAATACTGTGTTTACTGCACCGCCCTCTGCGTTTGCTGTGGCCGTTGTGTGCTCAACATCAAAACCAAAACCCACACCTGTTTTATTGTTGTTTGTGGTGCTTGGCCTTGCAAGGAAATCAAATACACTATCACCAAATTCTGTGGCTGTGGGTGTTGTCAGTGAACCTCTGGATTTGAATGCTGTAATATCACCACCATCAGCACTGTCATTTGCTTGAGTCCAAATTAATCTAACTCCACCAGCACTGTTTGATTGTAATATGAAAGGTGTTGAACTGTTTTCATTTGTAATTGTTATACCATCTGTGCTACCGCTAGGAACAACATTAATTAAATCTGTAAATGTTTTGTCACCACCTACTGTTTCATCACCAGTAGTGTGAACTAAGCCTGTATCTGCGGCTGTGTTTGATTGAACTCTTGCGTCAGTGTAGTATAAATTACCATTCTCAGGAACTATGCTGGTGTCAAGTGTTGCTGTTGAACTGTTATTCTGTGCATCACCTATAAAGATATTTCCTGTGTTAAGTGCTGGTGTTGCCGCGGCACGACCTGCACCCATAACTTCACCGCCACCTGCACTAGCATCTATCCTTGTTACTACACCTAAATTCTGTATAACATTTGCTTCACCACTTGGAGCAACGTTGGCATATCCACCACCTACTGCTACATATATTGTGTCACCTATACTAAACGAACTAGTATCTACATTTTGTATTCTACCTGCTAATATACCTCTACCAGTTCCGCCACTTGCTGTTAAGTTATCTTGTGCTATAAAGTGTGCTGGCATTGTTTCTGCATTACCGGCATCTGCTAAAATACATATTACTTCACCACTACCACTATAATCTATTGCGTGAACTGGATAACCTTTATCTATTTGTGTGCCAGTATTATTTTTAAGTGTTACTTCTACACTTTCTGCACGAACATCTGTTAAATCACTACCATCACCTGTAAATGTTACAGCAACTATGTCGTTTGCGTCTATGTTAGCCGCACTATATCCATTTTCTAAGAAGTTCTGAACATTGGCATTACCATATGTGCCACCGCCACCACTTATAGCAACATTACTTACGCCTGTGATTCTACCCTGTTGATCAACTGTTATTTGTGCTACATTTGTGGCATCACCATATGTTTTAGGTGTAACTGCTGTGTTATCTAAACTTACAACACCACTGCTTACTGTAATAGCATTACCGCCTGTTACATAAGCATCTATGGCACTGTTTGCTCTTGCTGTTGTATAATATAAATTAGTGCTTTCTGTTACATTACCAGTATCTAAGAATGCCTGTGTTAATTGTGTGGCACTATCAAATTTAAGAACTTGTCCTGTTGTGCCTGAACCATTAGGGAAATAAAATCCTAATTGAGCATTAGCGGCATCTGGACTAAGTGCTAAATCCTGAACAAATACGGTGTGTGCTTTCTTTTGAATACCTGTGTCTAACAGATAATCTGCCACATTAGCATTACTATAACCACCTGTTTGAGCGACCCAGTCATAATCTGAACCTGTCCAACTTAATACTTCTCCACTAGATGCTGTGCCTGTATTAAGATGTGTATCAACTTTGCTATCACTGTAATATAAATTAGTGGCGCCTTCTGTTAAATTGTCAGTAGTATTATTACCAAATGCTACATTAGCCTGTGCTTGTATTTCTGCGTTTGTTGTTTCTATTACACCACTAGTATATGTTATACCATATCCACCTGATAAATGTGAATCCACTCTGGCATCTGTATAATATAAGTTAGTTCCTTCAGGTAAATGTGTTGTGCTTGATGTTGCTAAATTAGTATTACTGAAATATAAATTTGTTCCTTCTGCTAAATCTGTTGTTGTTTTTGTTGTTATCCAAGCATCACTATTTGTATTACCTCTATCTGTTGTCCAGTATAGATTTGTTCCTTCTGCTAAATCTGAGGTGCTTCTTGGAATAACATAAGTGCTGGTGCCATCATATATTTCCCATTGATCGCTTGTTTCATTCCATTTAATATGAGCGTTATTTAATACACTACCGCTTCTGTCAACATATATGAATGCATCTCTGGCTGTGGCATTACCAAAATTAAGTGTTATGCTTTGATCATTGACCAGTAAATCTTCTACATTCACATAATCTATATTGCCCTGAACTTGTAAATTACCGTTTATTGTGAATGGGCTATTAGCATTATCACCAAAATATGTTGTTATGGCACTGTTTGCTCTTGCTGTGGTATAATATAGATTAGCACTACCCTCTGGTAAATCATCTGTTGTAGCAGGTATTGTTGGTGTATTTGTAAAATTATTATAATCTAAATAATAACTGGCAACATTACCATCTAATGTAGCCGCATCAACACCTAAAGCATCAACATATGCTTTATTAACTACTGAATTTATAACTGCTTCAACATTTGCCGCATAATCATCAAATCTAACTAAACTTGCTTTGTAATCTGTGCCATCATATGTCACACTTATTAATGTATTAGAATTAGGTGTTGCATTTAATGTTTTATAATCACCTACCCATAACCAATCTGTAAACAATGTAGCATCTATGTCCCAAGCACCTATACCATCCTGTTGTAACATAACAGCCGCTGAACCACCAGAACTAATATTTGCAAAAGTTATATTGGTAATATTTCCTACTACAGTTGCTTTGTGTATTGTTCCTGCACTTATATCAAAACTTACATTACCACTTACATTACCATTTTCAACTACAGTTTCTTGCCATTTAAGTAAAGTTAAATCATCTAAAGTTTGTTCTAAACCTATTACACCAGTAGAACTATCATATGTTATAGGTGATGTATTTGATAAATGTGATCTTACTTGGCTGGGTGCCGCCGCTATTCTGGCATTTGCTTCTGTTTGATTAGGTCCTGTGTATGTAAATACTCCTGAACCATTATCATAAGAAAAAGAGCCATCACCACCTGCGTCTGTGGCAAATAAATGTGCTCTTACTTCACTAGCACTAGGACCTGTGTATGTAAAAATACCTGTAGCATTGCTGTATGTTAAACTGCCATCACCACCCGTATCATTTACACTGAGTGCATTTCTAATAGTAGCATTTGATACTTCTGCTAATCCTGTTACTGTGACATTTGTTAATGTGGATGTAACCCCCACATTAGCACTTACTGTGGCAACATTTGTTACTGTGATATTACTGGCTGTGTCAGTAACTGTGATGTTACTTAGACTTGAAGTTACTGCTATGTTGCTAAAGGAGCCTGTTGCTGTTATATTTGCCATTGTTTACTCCTATAGTGCTACAAAACTGGCTTCGTCTGCGGGATCTCCTGGAACTTTTCCTACTTGTGGGTCAAATCTTTCAATAATTGCCCATCTATGTAAATCTTGTTGAACTGGAGAATCGTCGGTAGTCCATTGAAAACTAAGAACTGTCATTACAACATTTGCTCTGGCATTTGGTAATATATTACCAGTATATCTGTTTTCTGGTATTGTTAATGTAACAGTTCCACTTGCCGCTGAAGCATTATTGATATTTGAAGGACTAACATTTGCTGTGTTAGTAAAATATCCACTCACTGTGGTATCAGCAAAATTGGGATCACCCGTAACTCTATCATATGCAACATCTGATAATAAAAGTGATTGATAATCTGCTGAAAATTGGTAACCTGATACATCTGAACCAAAATTATATGTAAATGTTTTTTGACTTCTGGGAAAAAGTTCAATTACTTGAACATTATTCGCCGATCCAATGTATTCTTTAAACGAAAGTAAACGACCTGACATGTTATTCTCCTAAGGGCTAAGATTGTTATACTAAGGCATAACAAAATATTTGTTAATACTATTTATACAAATAGGCTTTCTAGGTTATGCTAAAGTTCTTATATTTGTGTAAATATCTCAAAATGACTATACCCTGATAGCCATCTCCCCCAACTTTATCTATATTATTAAGGCCACCACTAGTATCTTCGCCAGATGCACTGGCACCTCCACCACCACCTCCATAAAATGTAGCATCATTACCTTCACTGTTAGAGTATTGTGAACCGTTTGCTCCAGCACCACCGCCTCCGGCACCACCAGAACCTGCTGAACTGGGACTAGTCCATATGCCACCTCCGCCTCCGGATCCGCCATATGTAACATTAGCACCTGTTATTTCACTGCTTATACCTGCTGAACCATTACCTGCTGGACCTACTCCACTATTAGAAGCATTAGCACCTTCAGTAGAAGCACTGCCGCCTCCACCTGCGTATGTTGACAATCTAGTCACTGCTTCTTGTAAACCATAACTAAAAGCATATCCACCTAAATTAGTTGGTGGTATACCTGAACGGCCTGCTCTTGTGGTATATTCTCCATAATTTACACCAGTAGTAGTAACATTATGTTTATCAACTAATAATACTCCTGTTCCTGCTCCTGCTGTTAGTCCAAATACACTACTGGCTGTTCCATTGTTTAAATAAAATTGTGTATTAAATGGTGGATTGATGTATCCAGTTGTTCCTCCTGTTCCTATAACTACAGGATAACTTGAAACACTTAAATTGCTTATTGCTATGGAAGTTGTATTGGCACCACCTCCGCCTCCACCTGATCCACTTCTTCTATCAAAACCTTGATATGCACCAAGGAATATTGTATTCCTTGTATAACCTCTACCTCCAGCACCACCGCCACCAATTAATAATGTGCTAAATTCTAAATCTGCATTGCCGCCTAAATCACTAATTACCAAGTTAGCATTAGATGTAAATGAATGAACTTTATATCCTGCATAAACAAAACCATTTCCACTATCTGTTTCTGTGACTGTTCCTCCTGTAGCACTTAATTGTGTTGGTTGAACAAGTGTTACATTAGTATTTTCTGCTAAAATACTTGATCTATGATATTGACTACTTAGATTAAATGTAAAAGAAACAGGATCAGTATTAGCATAATTATGACCTATATTAGCATTTAAACTAACAGTGCCATTACCATTACCGTCCAATGTAACATTTCCTGTTGTGGCACTTGTAAAATAATTGCTATCTATATCTACTACATTATAACCTATGGTTATACCAGGCCTATTACTTGTAATGTCATAATTTATTGTTGAATTGCTGTTTGATAAACTGGGTGTTATTGTAAATACATTTTCAAAAGCATTACCATCATTCACAACTAATAATGGATTAGTATAAAAACCTGGTTTTGTAGAACTCATTTATGCTCCTGGTTTAGTAGGCCAAGTTATATCATCTACTGTAGCACAATCGCTACAAGTATCAGGCATATCACGTAATGCTTGTCTGTATGTGGCCCATTCTGCTTTTTTTCCTGCACTTAATGGTGAATCTTCAGTCTGTGTCCAATCACACATTTTTAATAATTTTGTTCTTACTTCTCTTATGTGTGCTGACACATTAATTGTGGGTGCTGGTTTACTTTCCACAAACGGTGTATCTGTTGAAATATTTATTCTGTATTGATCTACATCAGAAACTCTGCCTTCTAAATATGACAAATCTGGATTACTTTGCAAAGTTCTTTGCAATGTTTTTTCTGTCATACCTAATTGTGTGCTAATGTCACCTGTAGATGTATAATATAAAATATAATATTTCATTAAAATATATCTCCTTTATTCAATCTCACCATGTCATATCTCATAGAGGCAAAACCTCTACTGCCACCTGCACTTAGATCCATAGTGTTATAACCTCTTAATTGAACATTTCCTCTTACTGCACCCTCACTAATAGTAATTTTTTTATTGGCTTCCATAATTGCTGGTGCTGTATCAAAATTAGTAAATGCTGGACCAAAAGAATTTATTTGAACATTACCATTAGCATATTCTATTTGAACATCTGAAACAAACGAAAAATCAACTAATGTATTAGCAGGAACACTTCCTACAGGCTGTCCTGCACTCATAAAACTGTAATCACCAGGTTCAATACCTGTTCCTGACGTAAAATCTAATTCTCTAACTGATGTTAATGCTTGATAAGAAGCCGCATTACTTAAATTTAATTTAGCAGCCGGCTTATCCTCTATTTGTCCTCCTACAGCAATATTACCCAAATTTTCTCTGGGCACATTGTTTCCAAATATTATGGGATTGAACACACTGGCATTACCTGACACATTACCTGTTGGTGATATAACACCACCACCACCATCAATAGTGTCTACTGTAAAAGTTAAATTGTGTGTGCCTGGTTGTCCACGCAAATAAGCACCATCTACTTCAATTGTGTCACCCACACTGTAACCTGAACCTGCTGTTGATGGATATACTGATCTATAAGTTCCATTTATAACATCCTTAAACACTGTGAATATAGCACCTGATCCTCCTGGAGGTGTCACAGTGTATGTGCTGTCATCTATGTTTTCTATTATAGCACTAAATATGTCTGGTGGCACAACAATACCCGGTGGTATAACTGGTATGCTAACATTTCCTCCGGCTTCATCAGTTTCTGTTACAGCAGGTGTCACATAAACATTTGGTTCATATTCCAATAATGTTAAACCGCAAGTCACCATGCCTTCATCACTGATTAATTCTTCATGTCTAATAACACGAAACTCTTTTGCTGAAAATCCAAAATCTGAATTAGTTATGTCAACAACATCTCCAACATCTATTTGCATTCCTGAAAAATCTGTTTCCAATTGTATTACCATACCGTTTCTGCTCTGGCTTAAATCCAAATTAGCAAGTGATTCAGCACGAATATTGTCGTTAATTAAATCCATACGCATCACAATAGTGTTTTCTGGTTCATTGGGATTTAATTCACCAGCAGGTGTTTCCACAAACACGGTGTTTGTTTGATCTCTTCTGTTTTTGTCAGCAAATTCAATTTGTGCTTTGTTAAACAAACTGTATAATTCTGTGCTGGATATTTTTATTTTACTTACAATGTTGTCATCTGTTAAACTGAATGTTGATGAGGTTGGTCTGTTTGGTATAGCCTTAAATTTACCCTGTTTGGCATCAAAAGTAAAGAATGTGGCACTTGCTTGACATATTCTTGCAATATTTTCTGCACAATCTTTATATGTGCTGAGATATCCATTAATTTGCCATCTATCCTGTGTTTGACTTACATTAGCATTGTCAGTGTATGTTATTTGTTCTGCACTATAACCATATAAACTGGTATTTGCTGTGCCTGTTATTGAAGTTGTATCAATAAGGTCTGTGCTGATACCTGCACCATATCTTGTGTTAGTCAAATAGTCATATAACACATTACCTGGGTTTTTTATGCTGTTGTTTAATTCAAATGTCATTGGTGGTAAACCAGTTAGACCATTTTCAGCATCATAATCCACTTCCACCATAGCAAACACTAAGCCTTCCATACTGTATGATGTAGTATTTGTCCAATGTGGCATCATTGTGGTGGCATCTACTGCTCCTGATGTGGGAAACACCATGTTAGCACTGTCTGTGCTACCAGCATATACTCTTACCCTCATATCACCAACTAAATCTCTGTTTATTCTGCCATCTTGCTCTGTTACAGAACTTAAATTAGCACCACTAAAACTACAAACACCAGCATTTTTAAATATCTGCCCCACACTGTATGTGCCACCATCTACATATTCACTTAATGTGATACAAAAATGCATAGTTTGGTTTTCATTTGATATAGCAATGTCTGTGATAGGTCCACTTAAAAAGTTTTTACCATATGCTATACCTATTTTGTTATCTGTGCTGGGTGCTACCTGAACTTTACTGCCTGGATCTGGACCTAAATCAATTCCAGGA